ACCCTGCCGGCCTTGAGTCTGACAACGACGAGATGCATCCTGCCGAATCTGAGTACATGGCGGACCACTTCGCAGAGGGCGGAGAGATCGAAGAAGAAGCCGAGATGGAGAACCACAGCTCTATCGCAGCCGCCATCATGTCGAAACTCAAGGCGTTGGCCCAAGATTCGGGCAGCCACGACGAAGATATGGCTGAGCATGACGAAGACGCGCACTTCTCCGACGAGGACGACGTGTTGCCTGGCGGCCGCAGGATGTACGCCAGGGGCGGAGCGATCCTCTCTGAAGACTCCATGGAGACCCACGAGGACGCAGACCAAGCCGACATGGAGCGTAACGCAGAAGAAGACGCCAACATGGAAGACAAGGCCTCCTTCGACGCCCTGAGGAAAGAAAACTACAGTGAATCCGCAGGCTTGCGTAAGATGGATTCACCTATGGACTCGAACGAGCACGGGGATGACCTGGAAGACGAGGACAGCCATGACATGGTGTCCCAGATCCGCCGTAAGTACATGAAGAAATCTCCGATCTCTAGGTAATCATGACGCTCAAAGAGCTCACAAAGCTTATAGCCCTCTGTCGCAAGACAGGGGTTACCTCCATCAAGATGGAAGGCATCGAGCTTGAATTAGGCCCTGAGCCTATCAAGTACGTACGTAAAAGCGTACAAGAGCCTATCACAGCGACGTTCGACCCAGGACCCGTACCTACCCCCTACCCCTGGTCCAGAGAATTCCCTGAAGCCGGCTCAGACCCCGTTAAAATCGAGCCTATCCCAACAGATTCGCTTACAGAAGAGGAACTGTTGTTCTATAGCGCCGGGGGCAACCAGTGAAGATCTCCCCGGCCCCACCCAAGAAGGCTTCGGTCACGTTCAAGACCAGGGCTCCCGACGAGAACCTCACCCTGACCGAATGGTGGCTGACCAAGAATCCGGACAAAGCCGCTTCGGAAATGCTCACTACCGCCGCTTATCTCAAGGAGATGCAGGCGGAACGCTACCGTATGGCCGCCATTTACGCCAGACTGTACGGAAACCACAGTCTTTTCAGCTTCATAGGCGTGAACAACAGCAAGATAGAACAGATGTCAGGCCAGCCTACGGAGCGGCCGACATTCAACCTCATCCAGTCCGTGACCGACACCCTGGTGAGCCGGATCTCCCAGCAGCGCCCCCAGCCGGTGTTCCTTACGGACAACTCGGACTACAAGGAACGTAACCTAGCGAAGAAACTCAACAACTTCCTGATGGGAGAGTTCTACGGTACCAAGGCGTACGAGCTCGGTACTACTGCCCTGAGAGACGCGCTGGTAGAAGGCACGGGTGTGATCCATACCTTCGAAACCCCGGACTGCAGGGTAGGCTGCGAGAGAGTCCTTCTCACGGAGCTCCTGGTAGACCAGACAGAGGCCATGTACGGCGAGCCAAGGCAGCTCTACCGGCTGAAACTCGTGGACCGCAGGGTTCTCCTGGCTAACTTCCCGGAACACAAGGACAAGATCGAACTGGCAGCCAAAGGCACCCCGGACAATTCAGCCAACAGCTCAAAGTCCGTAGCAGACCTGGTGATGTGCGTCGAAGGCTGGCACCTCCGCTCAGGCAAGAAAGCTTCGGACGGCAGGCATACCCTGGCTATATCTACCGGTTACTTGATAGACGATAGGAAATGGAACAAGGACCGCTTCCCGTTCACGTTCCTGCACTACAGTCCCAGGTTGGCTGGCTTCTGGGCTCAGGGAGTGGCAGAGCAGCTCATGGGCACCCAGATGGAGCTGAATTCGATCCTCTACACAATTTCACAAGCCATCAAGCTCGTAGGAGTTCCCCGTGTCTTCCAGGAAGAGGGTTCAAAGGTCGCTTCGGCAGCTCACGCCAATCTCATCGGCGTCATCGTCAAGTACCGAGGCACCAAGCCAACCTACGAAGTCGCCCCCTGCAACGCCCCAGAGCTCTACGCAGAACGAGACAAGCTCATCCAGTACGGATACCAGCAATGCGGTGTCTCGGCTCTTCAAGCGTCTTCTCAGAAGCCCCAAGGACTAGACTCCGGCGAGGCCATCCGGACCTATGACGATATCTCGACCGACAGGTTCGCAAGCTTGAGCCGCAGGTACGACAACTTCTACATCGATCTGGCGTACCAAATCATCGATCTTGCTAAGGATATTGCGGAACGCGACGGACAATACTCCACGGTATACCCGAACAAGAACGGGACGAAAGAGATAGACCTCCCCAAGGCAAGCCTTATCAAGGACGAGTTCGTCATCCAGTGCTTCACCCAGTCAAGCCTCCCTAAGGATCCTGCAGGGCGCCTCGCCAAGGTCACTGAGATGGTCCAGGCAGGAATGATCACTCTGCAAGAGGGCCGCAGGCTGCTGGACTACCCAGACCTCGAGCAGGTCGAAAAGCTTGCGAACGCTTCGGAAGAAAGAATCTTTCAGATACTCGACAACATCATCGAAACAGGACGATACGAACCCCCAGACCCATTCATGGACCTCCAGTTAGCCAAAACCACGGTGGTCCAGTACATCAACCTCTATGGCTCAGCCAAGTTAGAGGAGTCCAAAATGCAGAAACTACGGGACTTCTACGCTCAAGTGCTGGACTTAGTCCAAGCTGCCACGGCCCCTCCGGCCCCAGCTCCAGGGATGCCTACGCCCCAGGCCAATCCCCAACCCGCGCCCCAAAGCCCCCTAATCCCCAACGCTCCCGGAGCAGGAGCCCCAGCCCCACAAGGATGACCCATGAACAGAGACAACCTGGTCAAGAATTTCTTGACGCAAGAGCAGCAGGCAGCCTTCGACGAGCTCCTGAAGAGATACCTACCCAGCCCGAATTCCCCCAAAGTATTCCCGCCGAGGGTAAGGACCGACATCGAGAAAAGGGCCATAGCGGCGTTCCACAACGAACTGGAGCGCCCGCCTTACGTGCCGGCTCCGTGGTACAAGAGATTTTGGAAATATAGAATACTTCAAAATAGGTTGCTCTTTCGAAAGCAAAAGTTCCAATTACACATCTTTTGGAACTGGGTGGCTTCCCCAAAAAATGGTCCTAGGGTCTTTGAGATCCAGCTCTTTAAACGAGCTCCAAATAGTTTTTCCCATTTTTACCGCGTATGGCGGTGGGAGAAGCGCGGCAAGCGCATCGAGGGACGACCCCTCCGTACCCCCATAGCCTATTCACTGCCAACCGCTAAAGTCCTGCTCATTACCAAGGATAACAAATGAAAATCACCCCAGTCCAAGGCCCCCTCCCCCAGCAGTCTGCAGGAACCATGCCGTCCGCTGCCCAACAGGCCAAGATAGCCGCAGTGACGGCCAAGATAGAGGCCATCCGTTCAGGCCAACCCGAGCCCCAGGTCGTCCAGAATCAATCCCAGGTCTCTGCCGAAGAGATGGGAGCCATCATCCCCCGGAAAGCCCAGGAGGAAGAAACTCAGGAAGTGGACAATTCACACCCAGATGAAGCCACGACTCCTGCTCAAGAACCCGAGAAGACGGAAGAAAAGCCATCTCCCCAGCTCCTGGCGCTTGCCAGACGCGAGAGAGCGCTACGGGCCAAGGCCCAGCAACAAGAGCAGGCATTTAAAGCCAGAGAGGCAGCCCTTGCCGCCAAAGAAGCCGAGCTCTCCGCCAAGGGCAACCAGTACAACGAAGGCTACATCACCAAAGATAAGCTTAAAAGCAACCCGCTTCTGGCTCTACAGGAGGCAGGACTCTCGTACGATGACGTCGTACAAGCCGCACTGAACCAGCAGTCCATGGACCCCAGGGTCGAGGCCACGATCGGCCGCCTGGAAGCCAAGATCCGACAGCTGGAAGAAGCCAACGAGACCTCCTCTAAGAACATGACGGCCCAGCAGCAGGCCCAGTACGACGCAGCCGTGAAGCAGATCCGTACGGACGCCAAGAAGCTGGTCTACACCGACCCGAACCTGGAGACCGTGAAGGCCACGAACTCAGTCAGCGACGTGGTCGAACTGATCGAAGAGACCTACAAGAAGGATGGAGTCCTTCTGTCGGTGGAAGAGGCCGCCCAGATGGTCGAAGACTACCTGGTTGAAGAGGCTATGAAATTAACGAAGATATCGAAGATCAAGAACAGGCTAACGCAGCCCGCGCAGGCTCCGAAGGCCCAAGTGCAGCAACGGCAACCCACGAAGCAGCCACAACCGATGAAAACCTTGACCAATGCGAACAGCTCTGGACGTCAGTTAAGCGCCAGAGAACGGGCGATATTGAAGTTCAAGGGCGAGCTCCCCTCCTAACCCGACGGTACGCGGACACTTAGGAAAGCTCAAGTCCGGACGTCAGCCTTTAGGTTGACTCCGGGAACCGTTTTGTCTCCATACCGGCTGACAAGACATAACTCAACCACAAGGAGTGGCCAATGGCCGCTATTTTTGCTAACAGCTCGAACCAGATTGCAGCTCTTAAAGAGTTGTACACTGACGATAAAGAGTACATGAAAGATCTCGTGTACAAAGAGAACCCGTTCCTGGCCCTCGTGCCGAAGAACGAAAGCCCTTCCTAACCGTCGGGGCTTTATTTACCCGCTCAAACCAGGCTAACTACCTGATACTTGGACGGATTCGCGGGTAAATACATTCCTAGAGTTATGGGAATGTAAAATTCTCCAATATCGGGGGAAGCTGAAATGCCAATCCCGAGGTAAGCTCAGACAGTAACGATTTTGAGCCACCGTAGAGCGTAGTACTTGAAACTAGCCCTAATAATGCTAGAATAAAATAGTACCAAGAGTGGAGAACAAGATGAAAATTCTTGATGATGTACGCCGAACTGATACGAAGAAGTGCACAAAGTGCGGAACTATTAAGGAAGCTACCGATTTTTACGCGAAAGAGACACGGTGTAAAGCCTGTGTGAACGAGATTAGACGCGCTAAATACGCAGAAAATCCCGAAAAGTTTATCGCGAGAGTTAGTAAATTCCGCACCGAGAATCCCGAAAAAATAAGGGATACAAAGCTGAAGCAAGCATATGGCGTAGGAATAGAGTATTTCGACGCTAAGCTCAAGGAACAGGGCAATGTTTGTGCAGGTTGTGGACGAAACGTGAAGTCTGTCTGGAGAGGCAAGGTGGTGCAAATGGCACTTGACCATTGTCACAAGACAGGCGAGCCGCGAGGAGTCCTCTGCATTAAGTGTAATCGCGCTCTTGGGTTGCTAGAAGAGAGCGTTGAGACAATGAAACGTCTCGTCGATTACGTGAACAAGTATCAGAAGTAAGGATAAAAAGCCTTACGATAACAGGGCTAATAAGCCCATTTGGTACCTCTCGAGTACGGAACTCCCCAGGGCCGCTCGCACACGTTCGCGAACGCCCAGAGCCAACAGACGGCGACGTCCCTGGCTTCGTTCTTCGTGTACGTGATCGAGGACTACCAGCTCGTTACGATCACCAACCTCTTGATGGAGCAGACCAAGACGAACGCAGGCGCGTTCGTTGACGCTGCAAAGCTCCAGATGGACGGCGGTTTCCGTAACTTGACGAACAACATCGCCTTCGAATTGTTCGGAGACGGCACCGCTACCCGCGGCATCGCCGGAACGATCGCCACGACTCAGGTCGGCGGTACGGCTCCTGGCGGAGTCACGATCACGTTGAACAACAGCCAACAAGTCGTTTCGTTCGAAGTCGGCATGCTTCTCGTGGCCTCGGCTACGGATGGCGGAGCTCCTTCGGCTGACACGGTCATGATCACGGCTGTGAACCGGGCTACGGGCGTCATCAACGGCACGGCTTCCGCCGCTACGTTGTCGGCGAACTGGGCCGTTGGCGCGGCTGGAACGAACTCGTTCCTGTCGATCGCTGGCGACCTCCCTGCCACGGGCGCGACGAACACGGGCTCCTTCCTGGCTCTCTCGGGCCTGGCCGCTTGGCTCCCGATCGCTTCCCCCGCTGCTACGGACAACTTCTGGGGCGTGAACCGCTCTGCCGACCCGACCCGCTTGGCTGGCTTGCGCTACAACGCGCAATCCTACACCATCGAAGAAGGTCTGACGAACGCCCTGGCGTTCACGAACCGTGAAGGCGCCAAGCCTGACCTCTGCATCATGGACTTCGCATCCTATGCTTCCCTGGTCAACGCGTTGGGTGCCAAGGTTCAGTACGTTCAGGTCAACCATGACGAAGTCGAAGTCGCTTTCGAAGGCATCACCTTCCAGAGCGCGTACGGCCGCGTCACGGTGTTGGCTGACCGCAGCTGCCCTGCCCAGACCGCCTACCTCCTTACGATGAATACATGGAAACTTCGCTCCTTGGGCAAAGTTCCCCATATCCTCACGTACGGCATGGAAGGTCTAGAAGGACTGCGCGTCGGAAATGCGGACGCCCTCGAGATCCGCATCGGTTACTATGGTAACCTCATCTGCTCAGCCCCGGGATGGAACTGCGTCGTCCAACTGAGCGCGTAATCTTTCGAGTCATCTGACTCACTCTGGGCCAGGGCCTAAAAATCCTGGCCTTTTCTTTTTGTGAATGACATACTGGCCTAATGAAGAAGCTTATCCCGCTCCTGCTGCTGCTATCGTCCTGCAACACCAGTCCTGGTCTGGGCAACAACATCCAGTCCGACTTCATCCCTTACGTGAACCAGTTCGAGGCAGACTCGATGGCGACCAAAGGCTACCCAACTCCTTTCGCAGGACTTACGATACGCTTCGCCTACCCCGGTGAATTGACCGGCGAGATAGATGGCCAGTGCCAGTACAGTTCCTGGACCATAGCGATACAATCCTCGTACTGGAGCCAGATGGATGCGATCCAAAGGAAAACCCTGATATACCATGAACTAGGCCATTGCGTTCTAGGTCGTGTACATACCTCAGCTACCTTTCCCATCCAGGGCGCTTACACTCCTACTGGCGGCCCTAATACTGCCTATTCCTCCATAATGAACCCCTACTCCCTGGTGTACGAGCCTTATTTCACCCAAAACGAGACGAATTATTTGAAAGAATATTTCCAAACACCCTAAAGTTCGCTGGCCAGTTCCCGATAAGTCTCTAGGAGGTAATTATGGGCTTCGTCGCAATCACGGTAATCGTCTTCTTAGGCATTATACTCGTCCCAAAGCGCTACGGCGGCGGGAAGGAGGACTAATGAAAGAATTCGATGAAAAAATCAAAATTAGATTTGGTATCTTTCGTATGCCTTCCTCGGACGATTACGAACTGCGCTGTTCTTGCATTTATGGTGACAGGGCATATTTTGTCAGTAGTTACGTATCCGGAGTAGAGTTGTTGGCATGGGGCGATAAGAGAATTAGCAATATGTTGGTCAGAGCCAGACAAAGTCGAGAAAACCTACGTAGTTTCATGGGAGAGGAGGACTGAATGGGCATCCAGGAGTACGCAGGCAAGAACCTCTGGTTAGCCATAGTCGAGCAGGCTCTCCATGACTTCCAGAAGGCCACCGGAGCAAAGAAAGAGGCGATCCGCAGGGAGATCGAGGATCCTTGGTTCTCTCGGATCTGCAGCAACGCGGACATAGACCACGGCTGCATCCTAGCCATCCTCGACAGGGAGGAGGTCCTTATCCCGCCTCCTAAGTTCGTCGTGAAGGATTACAGGAACAAGTGGGGCAGGTTGAATCCAGACAAGGTCCGCGAATACAAAAGGAAGTCGGTATGAAAGAGTTCGATGAAGAAGCGGCAAGTTCAGCCGCAGAAAAGCTGCTACAGAGCCATTGGGACTTCATAGCGGGAGCACGTTGGCAGTACGAGAAGCTCAAGGCAGAGCTTGAAGAACAAGAACAGACTAGCCTAGATCTATCTGTGCAGCTCTCAAATGCTCTATACAGCATGGAAGTATACAAGGCAAAAGTCGAGGAAGCAGAACTTGAACTCCGACAGCTGAAAGGAACCGCAAGTGGCGCGTATTAATTACCGGGGAGAAGTCATCCGGACCATGAACAAGGACTTGACCCAGGACGAACAGCTCACGAACGCAGCCCTAGGCCTGTGCGGTGAGGCAGGAGAAGTCGCCGAGCTCATCAAGAAGGCCGTCTTTTACGACCAGACGATTGACCTCAGGGCGGTGGAAAAAGAACTGGGCGACGTACGCTGGTACTTCGAGCTCCTCTGCCACGAACTCCGGCTGGAAATAGAAAGCATAGAACGGAAGAACGTAGACAAACTCCGAACCCGGTACCCAAGTGGATTTGACCCAGCGGCTGCAGCCGACAGAAAGGACGAGAAATGAAACAGATAGCGCCTGAAAGATTGAACCGTATATCAGATAGTCTACTGTACGCAGACATCATACAAGCCACGGAGGCTCTTCTAGCAATACGAGAGCACCCAAAATTCAAAGCTTGGGTTCCGGGATATTTAAAGAGGAAAGAAATAGCGGAACTTAAGCTGCAAGTACTTCTCGGCGAGATCATAAAGAGAGGGTTAGCATGAGCAAGGAAAAAGTATTGGCTTTGAAAGTCTACGCGGAATCCCTGAAGACCAGGCTGGCCAGACCGGTGCCTCCCAGGCATGCCCACCACCCCAACGAGTTCAGGCAGGTGCTTGAGATCGATTTGAAGAAAACCCTGGCCAAGATAGAGGAGCTTTCAAAATGACGTGCTTTTTACTGGCTACAGCTTACTTCCTCGTAGGGGCGCTCACAGTATTCTTCTGTTATAGATCCGAGGTGAAACCGACGGGGCAAGTTACGATCGGAGATTTATTCGGACTATTGGTTGCCCTGTTCCTGTGGCCCATATTTTGGCTCGGGTGGCTGATCGTCTACGGAATAGACGATGAATACACGATCTGGAGGTTGAAATGAACGAAGCCATAGTAACGGTCTGTTTCATATTGGGAGTATGCCTGGGCTGGATCATCCACGGCCCGCACCACGACAAGAAGAACCTTATCAAGCTGGATCCGAACGAGTGGATGTGCTGCGAGTGGACCATCCTGGACAAAAACCTGAATGATTTCGAGTGCACGAAGTACAAGATGATCCTGGAAGGGCACGACCTATGACCAACGAAGAATACATGCTGTTTCTTTTTGCTACGGTATTTATTCTAGCACTGGCCTTAAGTTTCCCCGGAACAGGCCGATAAGATCACAGGAGGCAGACATGAAACAGTTAGAAATCGTAGCTCAAACAGGATGGACCGACGACAAAGGCAACCTGATCATTATCAAGACCAGGGGTATCTCCATAGATGATGCAGTCGACAACTCCGAGCTCTTCTCGGTGGACGAGGATGGAAACGAAAAGTTCTACTCTGACGGGATGCACCTTCATCCCGACACGATCGAATCCATGATCTATTCCGCCTGGATGGAAGCCGTTGAGAAGGACTTAGACGAGGGGATGGACGATGAAAACCATTAAGCTCTTGTGCACCAAGAAGTACGAGATCGCCTTGATGCAGACCGAGGCCGGCCGGTACGTAGTCAAGTACGAGACTGATAGCATTGATGCCGAGAGCGGCCCCTATGATGACCTTAAAACTGCGGATTTCGTGTACGAAGAAATCCTCCAGGACCTGCAGGGGAACTAGATGGCCAACCCGAAGTATAAGCAGGGGGACCTCATGATAATGAGGGGGAAGAACCAGGTGAAAATCCTGGAGGTTCATCCCCTGAACACGTGGAGGCCCAGACAGGGCTACAGAGTCGAGCTTCTCGGTTCCCCAGGAGTAACGGCCGAGGTGTGGGAGGACGACCTCTCGGACATCCCGGATCACCAACTCATGTTCGACTGGGATACGTTATGCGACTGCGGTAGCAAGTACGTGTTTGGAATGGAGAATTGCCATTCGTTTTGGTGTAGAGCTTACGTAACAAAGGAGGAGAGCAAATGAGTCAGAGAGAAGTGAAACCCCCGGTAACTAGTTTCAACGGCTGGATGCTGGGAAAGATCGTGACGTACATGGGTACGAAAGAAGGTTGCGATGTGGAGCGAGTGGAGTATACCAACGATGGAGCCCGTGCGATCATCCGGGACACGTTTGGGTACCGTTATGAGATCAACATCGAGACTCTGTCTAGGGTGTATGACGGGGACCCTTCGGCTTCTCCGTCTTTCGCTCTCAACGACGATGTCCTTTCTGGCAAGTCGGGGACGTGGAGCTGATATGGAGAAACGAATGAGCAGATTCATCAGTCATTACGACGAGAAGACGGGCCTAACCATCTGGACCGTGAACGCTAACGGGATCGGGGGCTACTATTACAAGTGTCGCCAGGCTCCCGAGGGTTACGGGCCCTTCCAGAACCAGCAGGAAGTCTTCCGACACTACCACAGCGTATTGAAATCCACCCAGGTCTACGTCCTGCCAACCGCCCCGATAGCCAAGAACAACGTGATCGAGGTGGACTTCAAGGCCCGGAAACGAATTGGTTGATTCCTAGCTCAACTGGGCCTCATCTGGACAAATCACACCCAGATGAGGCCTAGGATTCCCCTTAGCCTACCCTTAAGAGCGTTCCTGCAGCTCGATAGGTGAGTCCATGCTATATGCCTCTGGATAGGCGCAGGAATAGGGGAATTCATGGCAAATCGTAACTGGGCATCTGGTGGCAAAGTCTACTCGATGCACGTCTCTCCAGTCCTCCTGGACTGCAACTTCATCGTGGACAGCACAAACGGAAATGGCTTGGGAATCCGCAGCCTTAAAGGCCCATGCATCGATGCAGTCTTCATGGCTACCTCGGCCACTCCTGCCGCTGGCAACCCCAATCCCGCAGCCGGCACGATCATCGTCCAGCTCGCGGACAACTATAACCGCTACTACGGCGGCTTCTCCGGTCAGGCCTCGCCCATCGGCTCCCCTGCCACCAGCACTACGTCAGGTACGGCTGCCATCGTTACGTCGCTCGGTACGTCCACGACCGCTAACTGGCTGGCCGTGGGCTTCCCGGCCGTCTACCTGAACCAAACCACGATGCTCCCGAACGTGGGCGCTGCCTTCATCCCGACCTCCTCGGCTTCGATCGGCGGAGGCGCTACGATCGCTCCCTCGGCCACTGCCGGCTCCGGCATCGACCACATCGAATTGGTCGGAGACCCGAACCAGACGATCTCTGCCGTCCCGTCCAACCTCGTTGGCGGCCAGATGATCTTCCAGTGTTTCTTCGAAGGAGCCAAGACCGCTCCCGCGAACGGCACCGTTATCAGCCTCAGTTTCTATTTGGGCAATTCCTCTGTCATGGTTCAGGGAGAATAACCAGGCTCTAACCCTAGTGCGGATGAAAGGTGCCGCTTAAAGAATGAAACGCTAGGACTTTTTTTAGGAGCTTCCCTTGGCTATTCCAGGAATCCCCAGCAATTTCAACGTACAGACGGCGAACCAGCAAGTCCTCGTCTCTTGGAATCAATCCGCTGGCGCCACCAGCTATCTCGTACGACGGTCCCAGGACAACGTGACTTTCACGTTACTTGCAACGATAACGGGCAGCCCCCTGGCTACCTCCTATCTCGACACCACGGCGGCCCTGGGCACGAACTACTACTACCAGGTAGCAGCCTCCAACGTATCGGGTACCAGCCCCTACACCCAGGCACAATCTGCGACCCCGATGCCAACCGGGGAGATGACCCTCAGCCAGATCCGCCTCCAGGCACAACAGAGAGCAGACAGAGTGAACTCGAACTTCGTCACGATGCCTGAATGGAATCTCTACATAAATCAAGCCATGTACGAGCTCTACGACCTGCTCATCACGGTGTACGAGGACTACTACATCGCTCCCCCGGTCCAGTTCGTAGCGAACGGCAGCCAGTACCTGTTCCCCCTGCCTAACGGCGTGTTGACCTTCGAGGACGGGATTAACCCGCTCAACACCGTGGTGGCCGCTCCCTTCTACAAGCTCTCGGGCGTGGACATGGCGCTCAACAACGCCACGAACGGGTATGTCACGGTCAACAAGTTCAACTTCATAGACCGGAACAACTTCGTCTATCCAAACACCTCAAGTACGATATACGGGGTGTTCAACTTGCAATACAGGGTCATGGGGAACAATCTGATGTTCATCCCGACTCCCTCAGGCGGCCAAGCCCTGCGCATCTGGTACATACCGCGCCTGCCTACCCTGCTGCAGGAGACCGACACCACTACCACCGGCATCAGCGGCTGGAACGAATACATAATCGTCCGAGCAGCGAAGTACGCCCTGGACAAGGAAGAATCGGACACCACCAAGCTGGACCAGGAACTCATATTCCTGAAGGGCCGTATCGAAGAGACTGCCGCAAACAGAGACGACGGGCAGCCCGATACGATCAGCAACACGAGAACTCCCTGGGGACCGAATAGCACCGGCTACGGCCCCAATGGACGCGGGGGCTGGTAATGGCTAACACTAGCCTGCCGCTACAGCTGCCCTGGGATAAGTCTTCCACTCTCTGGGCTACCCAGATCAACCCAGTCCTGGGTTGCGAGCTCGTGAACGGTCTGTTGCTTCGGAACGTAGCCCTGGTGGCGGGACTGAACACGGTGAACCATAAGCTGGGCCGCAAGCTCATCGGCTGGTTTCCTACCCGGATCCAGGGAACCTCGGCCACTTTTTATGACGAGCAGAACTCTAACCAAATGCCGGCTCTTACCTTGGCCTTAGTGGCCTCCACTGCAGTAACAATAGATTTGTGGGTGTTTTAGATGGCGTTCATTACCTCACCCAACATGGGTCTGATCATACCCACCGTGGGTACCGAGCAGGGTCCTAACTATGCCCAGGACGTCAACAATTCCTTGACGCTCATAGACGGGCATAACCACACCCCCGGATACGGAGTCCAGATTCCTCCGGGCGGCCTAGACATCAATTCAGCCCTGACGTTCCAAGACAACCCGGCAACGAACCTCCAGTACGCCAATTTCTTCCTGCAAACCACTAACCCCACGGTAGCCCAGAGCCTCTTCGTGAAGAACGGTTCCGAGACACCGGTGGCCCTTCCGGACCTCTGGTACTACGACGGCACGAACTACATCCAGATCACTTCTGGCGGGTCCGTGGTGACCGGCCTGCCTGGGGAGAGCTACAACGCCGTAACCGGCACCTTTATCTGGAAACAGGGCAGCGGAAGCACCACACCAGCGAACTTCGATATAGGCTCTGTAACGATACGCCCAGTCACTCCTGGCGCCACTACGGGCGTAACCTTGGTGGGACCGGCTACGGGAACCTACAGCCTGACCTTCCCTACGTCTATCCCTGTATCTGGCACGGATTTTGCGACGATTAGCTCTACCGGAGCCATAGCAGCCACCATTTCTACCGTGGGCGGCATCACCAGG